GACCAGCACCACCCACGGCAGTCACGGCGCCGCCAGCAGCATTGCCAGCCGTACCGGCACCGCCAACGGATGCAACAGCACCACCAGCGCCCGAGGTGGCACCGCCGGCCGCACCCGTGAGGGTGACGGCGCCGCCGATGCCAGTGAGGCCCGGAGCGCCGCCAGCAGCGGTCACCGCACCGCCAGCGTTAGCCGAGGTCGAGGAAGCGCCGCCCGTGAGGGCAACAGCACCACCCTGAGCCGCCGCAAGGCCCGTGACGCCCATCGAGGCATCCCCGCCGATAATCCCGGTCATGGTCGCATCGCCACCGAACGCTGATGTCGAGACAACCGAGAGGGTGTCGGTCGTGGTCAGGCCGGAGACGGAGATGGACGAGAACGTACCCGCCGACAGCGTGACCACGAAAGCGGTCGTGGACTGTCGGATGATCGTCAGCGTCATATCCTGCGGGACAGACACCGAAGCGTTGGCCGAACCGCCGTTGATGATGCCGCCAGTGGGCGGAAACAGCAGGGCAGCGGTTGCGGTCGTGTTGGTGAAGTAGAACGGAGAAGCCAGCGGCATGGAGGCCGACAGGGTGAACGCGGTAGCGCCCCCTGCGGTCGTGCCGCGCGTCATCAGCTTTTCAGGGCCGATGATGGCACCCGCCGCCTGCGTCGTTCCTACGCCGGCCGTCGTCTCGATGACGTAGCCGAGGAGTTCAGCCTGCAGCGGGTAGAGGCCCGCGCCGACGAGATCAGACTGCAATGCCATGGGGCACCTCCTGCGGATCAACCGCCTGATGGACCTTCGGGGGACGTCCGGGGCCGCGCTTGACCGGAGCCGTCGATGCGGCCTCGAGGGCCGAAAGACGAGCCATCAGGCTTTCGTTCTGCGCCTTGAGCGCGTCCAGTTCAGGGGACGATCCCGTGGTGGCGAGGACGAAGGCTCGCGCGGTATCCCGGAGCGTCATGCCTCGGGGAATCTGCAGAAGGCCGGTGTCACTGAGATCGGCCAACTGCTGGACGGTATGGACGCGGATGCGGGCGAGTTCCGCGATCACGTCCGGGCTGTCTCCAAAGACGGCATCAAGCGGCGTGCCTTCGGCGCGCTGCTCGACACCCTCGATGTAGGCCTTCCACTGTTCCGGCCAGCGGCGCTGGTAGAACTCGGTGGCCTCGTACTCGTACTTGTCCAGCTCGCCGGGAATGGCGATTTCCACCATGTGGCAGATTTCCCAGCGGGCGCCGGCAGGGAGGCCGGGGCCGTTCATCGCGGTCTTGTTCATGAAGGCCGCGCCAGTGTTGAGCTTCTTCCCCGCATAGAAGCGGGGGAACACGGTATTGGACCCGTAGGTCGCAATACCAGTGTTCGGATCGACTGCGGAGATACCGGCCAGAGGCATGGACTACGTCTCCGGCTCGTACAGGGTGTCGATGACCATCGGCTGCGCCGCGTAGCCGGGGGCCGTGCCGCTGGAGGCCGCCCGAGCGGTCGTGAGGACAAGACCCTTCACGAACAGGCCGGTCGTAACCTGATCGTCAAGCTGCCCGGCAGTAGCGGTCGGGACGAGGTCAACATTGGCTGCAGCCGAGGCGGCAACCTGAACCTCTTCGATCGAGCCGGTGAGCTGCAGCCAGACATAGTCGCCTTCGACGGCGGCGCCGCAGTTCGGAACGCCAACGGCCTTGCCGTAGAGTTCCGTGGTCTCCGACAGCATGACTGCGGTGAAGTCCGTGTCGTAGGTGCAGACATAACCGTCGCCGGTAATGCCGCCCACGCCGAGGACAACCTGAATCCACGACGAGCCGTCTGTAGCGAGGACGTGCGCGCCGAGGGCGAGGTTCGGGTAGAGGCCGGCGACGAAGGTGACGGCCGTGCTGTCAGGGGTGAAGGTCCCGCCGAGCGGAACGCCGAGGGCGCCCGAGGTGGCGTATTTGGAGGTGGGCATGTTCGTGTTCTCCTAAGCCGAGAGGACGCCCTGAAAGCGTCGGTTCGAGGTGGTCAGGGCGCCGGCCCAGCCGGTGAGGCGGACGGTTGCATCCTGGTTGACAGACCAGCGGTCGCCGCGAATCGGAACGAAGTTCCTGTCACGGTGCGGGCGGTAGTGCATGTAGCGGGTGTTGAGGGCGTACATCGTGTTCGCCGGGACGCCGCCGTCGGGCATGTAGTCCGAAGCGTTGGCGAGGCCGTAGGTGCCATAGCCCTGGAACCCGCCGTCCATGATGACCGGCGAACCCATGTACATGATGTTCTGGAAGCCAGCCTGCGCCATCTCCGAGGATTCGGTGATCTGCATCGGCTGCATGCTCTGCTTGTAGAGCATCCAGTAGTTGTTGTCCGCCACCCAAAGGTCTGGCTTGTCCGAACCACGGACGAGCTGGGCGTAGACCGCATCCATGTAGCGGTTGATGTTGGAGGCAGTCGCAGCCGCGCCGCCGTTCGTGATGGCCGAGAAGGCGATGTTGCGCCAGAAGGCCCATGTGCTGGCGGGGATGCCGCCGATAGTGCCAGAGGACGGCGAGGTCGAGACGAGCGCCTGAAGGCCCGTAATGGACTTCGGGGTCGTGCCGTCGCTGTAGATGCCGACTGCAATGAGCGACTGAAGCGTGTTGGCCGCGTTTTCCACGCGACCGGCGACCAGTTCGATCATCCGCTCTTCGCCGGCATTCATCAGCTCCTCAAGACCCGAGAAGGTGACGGCAACAGCCGCCTGCCGAATCGGGTACTGAGCCGCCGTGAATATCTGGCTCGGCTGGATGTTGATCTGCTCGTAGCCAGAATACCACATGGACGTGGAGTTCTGGGCATACTGGATTTCCTGAAGGATGGCGGTACCGCCGTCGATCGGAACGTATGCCTTGTTGTTGCCGCGCTTCTTCAGGCGGTTGAGCAGGCCGTTGTTCCTAGTGACGGCATCAGCCGCCTCTCGGGAGTAGTTCTCGATGGTGGTGGCGACGAGGTCGCCAATTGCGGGATTAGGGAAGGTCACGAGTGCCCCTTTCTTGGGCTACCCGCTGACGCTCACCCCCGTAGTGACGCTAGTGCAGCCCGTGCGGCGTCCTCGGCGGTTCTCCCGGAAGCAGCGGCGGCAGCGAGCGAGGCGGGCCTGGCACCGTTGGGACTTCCGCCCCTGATACCTACCGCAGCGCGCTTTGCAGCCTCTACCTTGTCGGCAGCCGCCTTGCGGGCGGTTGCGTCCCGGTCAGCCATCATGGTCTCCCGAAGATTGGGAAGTGACCAGACAGCCCGATCGTAAGCCTCTGCATAGTTCGCGGCGCCAGCAGCCAACGCGCCAGCCATCGCCTGCCTTACGGCGGGGTCCTTGGCGTGCTTGTTGGCAGGGTTCGTCTCGAACTCTGCAAGGGCCGTCTGCGCGCGCTCGGTCATCAGGACCTCACGGACGCGGGTGTCTACGATCTGCGAAACGTCGGGGGCGACATTCGGGCGTGCAGGTTGCGCCGCTGCGGCGGGGCTCGCGCTTGCGGTTGGCGTCTGTGCCAGTTGTCGGATATCGACCCGGCCGACATTGGCGATATGCCGAATGAGGGCTACAGGGTCGCGTTCAAGCATGTCCTGGTACTGGAACATCTGACGGAGGGCCGTCGGAGCATCCACACCAAGGCGGGCGAAGCGGTCCTTCTGACTGTCGAGGATTTCCCTGACAGGCGTGTACGACTTGGCTTCTTCGGACTTCTGGCGGAAGCCATCGGATACCTCTGTCTCTCTCTTGAGTACCGCCGCTTGAATGGCGGGAGAGAGCGAGGCCCATGTGGCCTTTGCATCAGCCGACCAGCTCACCGGAGGACCAACAGGCGCGGTTGATGGCGCAGGTTCGGTCTTGGGCTTGCTGTCCGGGTCGGGATTGGTTGAGGCCGCAGCCTCGTTTCTTGAGGCAAAGCGGCCCTGCTCATCGCGGGCGCGGGCTTTGACCTCGTCCATCGCGGCGCGGGTCGCGCTCTCGATGGGGGATAGGGGTTCGGCAGGGACGGCAGGAACGTCCGCTACAACCGGAGCCTCGACAGGCTCGGGAGCGGGTGCGGTATCGGTCGTGGTGAGGATGTCGGTCACAGCCAGCCATCCCCGCCGGCACCGACTACGGTCTGCGGATTGGGCTTGTACCCGTCACGAACCATCTGCAATGCTCTACCTGCCGCGTTCACGATTGCCTTATGGTCGCTCTGGCGCTTGTTCGGGGTGGAGGCCGACGTGCCGACCTCTTCCAAACCATGCGCCTTCGTAATTTGGCGAAATTCCGACTTGCTGTCAACAATAACCCCGTTCGCCATGTGGCGGATCGGGGCCATCTGGTCGCGAATTACCCCCGGAGCGCGGAAAAACGACTCCGCTTCGTGCTTGGGAACGAGTTTTCCGCCCCGAAGGACGTAGGTTTCACGCGGCATTGGCCGCCCCCACGTCCATTCGCCTGTCAGCCGCAGCCGAAGCTGCAGCAGCAGCCTGCATCTGCATCTTTTCCATGTCCATCTGATGCTTCTCCCGCGCCTGCACGAGATCCATCTCGATCCGCTCGCGATCGACCTGAAGCTGCGCCTGTTCGTTCTGCGCCTTCGATGCGGCAAGCGCCATCTGCATCTGCGCGTTCTGCTGCGCCATCTGCATCTCGACCTGCATTTTCTGCTGGTCCATCTGCGCCTGCGCCTGCATCATCTGCATTTGCATCTTGCCCTTGGCTTCTTCAAGGGCCATTGCCGGGTCCGGTCCCTTCGGCTGGTTGGCGGCCTCCTCCATATTCTTGATTGCCGCATCAAAGGCTGTCTCGACGGAGCGGCCCATCTTGAACCGGCGCATGGAGTACTTCAGCGCCTCGCCCATCGGCGTGAGCAACTGCGGCGCGGCCTGGATGGCCGGTAGGACGCCATTGAGGAACTGGGCAATCGCGCCCATGAACTCGGCGACCTCTTCCTTGCCCATGACTGCATCGGCTTCGACCGTGCTGTCCGTCTCGATGTCGATGCGGAACGTCCGCATCTTGTCGTCCCTGAGCAGAGCCATTGCCTCCGCAAACACCTGCAGCGCGATCTGCTGTGGGTCTGGAGGCTGCGGAGCGGGCGGGGCCATCATCTGCCCCATCTGCGGCGGGGCCATGCCGGGCGGAGCGCCAGGAGGCGGTAGAGCGGGCTGGGGAGCCGCACCGGGAGCAGCGGGCGGCCCCCCACCCTGACCCGGAGCCATACCAACCGGGGACGAACCGGGTGGTGGCATCGACGGGAGAGCGGATTTGATCTCGTCCATGATGACAGGGAGCATGCCCGTCATCTGGATCAGCGTCTCAGGCGAGAAGTGCTCTGCGATGATCTCGCCAACGATCGCCACAACGTCCCTCATGAACCGGGCAACCGCACCGCGCCGGGAGTCGAGGCGCAGGGAGGCAAAGTTGCCCTTGATCCGCTGTTCGGTCGCGGTCTTCTGCGTGCCGCTCGACTGACCGCGAATGATGTCGGAGATACCCGTCACCTCATCCAGATCGCGCTTCGACCGCTCGCGGGCGTCGTAAAGCTGCATCAGGACCTGAGCGAGGTCCTTGATCGGCATCATCGAGATGGTGCCGGCGATGCCGCCCTTCTCAGAGAAGGCCGCCCAGTTATCGACCGCAATCATCGTGTTATCGACGCTGGCCTGCAGGATGCGCCCGAGCTGCGTTACGTCACCGGCATAGAGGCCGACGACCTTCAGCGCCGACGAGATGCGGCTGATGCGATTGGTGAGGCTGTCGATCTCCTGAGCCTGGTCCTGGTACAGGGTGTAATCCGGCACCGGGACGAGGCTGTCGTTCGTCAGCGTTGCGTACAGCGGCTTCGGGCATGGGAAGAAGCCCTGCAGGTTCAGCGGGTCGGGAACGCGCTCAAGAATCTGGCTCGGCAGGTCGGGAGCGATGAAGAACACCTCACGGCAGTTCTTGTCCCATATCTCCCAGACTTCGGCCTTCGGCGCGCGGTCGCGGTTCTGGCTGACGATCGGGGACGAGTCCTGATCCGGCCGCTTGAGGGAGATGCGCTTGAAGACCTTGCCGAACCGCTCCACGCCCTCTTCACGCGATAGCCATGCGCGGCGGGCGACCCACCACACCTCGGGCCATGAGCGGGCCGGCGAATGGGCGAAGTCCGACCAATAGACGTAATCGATGCAGACCTTTTCCCAGGCGACTTCCTGATCCGGCTGGTCCTCCTGCTCCCCGTCCGACTCCACGTCGTCAGGACCGGCGCCTTCGACCTCGCCCGGCTCCTCGGTCTCGCCCGTCAACTGGATCGAATCGCGGTACTCGGGCTCGTAGCGGCACCACATCTGCCCACGGGCGCACAGCAGGTAGTCGTCCACCGTCTTTTCGGCCGACCCCATCAGGTCGGCAACGTCTAGGTCGGTCTCGACGGCGCGCTCGAGGGTCTGGGAAGCGATGCGGCCGATGGGGTCGGAGTCGAGATACCGACGCTCCACGACCGGCTGCGGCGTCCTGGAGAAGATCGCCGGGTGTAGCGTCTGGATGTTGGACCAAAGGATGTTGTAACGGACCTGATGCTTCGTCGCCTCGTCCCGCTCATCGCGGTAGCGGCGGATGATCTTCAGGCAGCGTTCGGTCCACGGCTTGAACTCGGTTTCGTAGCGGCCAAGCTCGCCCTTCCAGAAACCTACGACATCAGGACCATCGCCCTCGGGCGGAGACTGCCTGTCGAGGTCGTCCAGGTTGGCGCGCTTTTCGGAGACGGCGCCCTTTTCCTTGTCGTAGGTGTAGGTTGCCATCCGCTATCGCTTCCTGACGGGGACGTTATCGCGGAAGGCTTCGACTTCCTTGGGCGGCCAGAGCGCGGCGCGGACCTTGAACGGCTCAGGCTCTTTGGCCTTCGTCCCGTCGTCCTCGCCATACCGCGGCAGCTTCTCGATATCCACAAGGGGCATGGAACGAAGGAAGTCGCGCACGTCCTCATGGGCTGGATCGTCGAGCACTTCGATGCCCAAGAAGAAGCGCCCGTCCTTGAGCGGGACCGGGTCAAGCGCGCGACCTTCATCCTTTGGAGAGCGACCGCGGACCTTTGCGGCTTCCGGCGGGTCGAGAACAAGGACTTCGGTCATGTGTCTGCCCCCACGGCGACCATGTAGGTGTAAAAGGCATTGTAGAACGCCAGCGCCTCTGTGTTGTCCAGATACGCTCCAACCGAGGCGGCGCCGACGCGCGCCGAGGTATAAGAAGCAGCGTTCTTCCCGAAAACCATGTCCGTTGTACTTAGCGCCGAAGACGCCGCGGCCGAGGGGCCGGCTTGAAGCGTGCCATCTCGCCAAGTCTCGGAATCGGTGCTTACACTGCGACGACCCATCACCATCTGCGTGGCCCCCCCAGAGCCCGCCGCCACGATAGTCACAGCCGTGCTAGAGTTGACTTTGGCAAAGTCCTGATTGGCCGTCCGCCTGTTCTGCACCGCAAGGTTATTACCGGACGAGGCATCGATACTGAAGCCGGGGATAGTGTTCCCACCGCCGCTCCCATAAGACATGATATGCGCGTTATCTCGCGTAATCTGAACGCCGTTCGTCCCTGGGTCCCACCCAGTCTGAAGATAGCTGCTCGAGTTGTTTCCTGCGAAGCCGCGGTCGGTAGTGAACGTCGGGCTGTTGACGGTCGTCAGCGTGAACGTGCCGGGAGACTTCCAGTTGAGCCGGCCCGCCTGCTCATCGTGTGCGGCCTGTACCCACAGCACGTCCGTTTTTGCCCATGTCCCCGAGGCGTAGAGCGCCTGGATCATCTGCGCGATGTAGCCTTTCCGCAGATCGGTCGGCGCAACGCTCATCGCCGCGATCAGGTCGTCGAAGCTGGTATCACTGGTCCCCGTCGTCAGCGTCGTGAAGCCACCCGCCGCCGAAACGGTCGATTGGTTCCCTACCGCGTCCTCCTGCATGAAGTAGGCGTAGTAGGCGGTATTGCTGGAAAGGCCAGTCGCGGTCGCTACCTGAGCGCCCGTGGCGATTACAGCCTGATTGCCCGAAGCCGCCGCAGCGGTGCCGCCGTCGTTCTGCCCCGCCTTGACCTGCGCCGCGCTCGGTGGCGTGGCGCTCGTGGTCACGACCCAGTAGAGCGTGCCCGCGCCCTCGTTGGTCGTCACGCCGAGATAGGCCGTCGTGTCGGACAGCGGCAGATCAATGGGCAGGGAAAGCGTCGGCGCGGTTACGTCAGTCGGCCCGCGAACCGCTACGAACCGGCGGCGAAAGTGCCAGTTCCGTTGCACGGGCGTCTAGTTCCCATATCCCTGCGTGAAGAACAGCGTAGCCGTCCCCGTAGCCGGGCAGATGGCCGCCACGTGGGTGTAGACGCCGGCCGGGATCGTGAATGTCTGGATAGAGCCGGGAAGGATCGGAATGCTGCCGGGCGTCGCGCCATTCGGGGCGGTCGCTGCAATGGCGCTGGAGGTACCGAACCGGATGTAAGCGATGCCTGCCGCAGTGCCGCCTGACAGGCCGTTGGTCGTGGCCGGCGACGTGACGATGATCTGCGTGGTCTGCAGCACGCCCTGAGTGGTGGTGGCGCTGCCGCCGAGGGCGACGTTGCCGGTGGTCGAGGTGACCGCGAGGCTGACCGTCGATTGGTCGCGCGGCGTCATGGGGAACTGCATCTAGCAACACCTCCGGCTCAGCATGCAGGGAATGTGTGCCACGAAAAAGGGCCGCTGTCCATTGCTGGGTACAGCGGCCAAGTCGCAACGGGAGGAGGAAACGATGAACGTCAGGAGCGCAACCTTGATAGCGCGGCCGGCGGCACATGTCAAATCCGCCGCTGCTGCATGTTCGCCACGTCCCGATCCCGCCACGCATCCTCGAGCGTCGTCTTGTTGCCAGGCCCGACCATCATCGGGCGCGGCTCCTTCGCCCCTGCTGGCTCTGCGATCCATGGTCGGCTCATACAGGCATAGCGGGCCTCGTCGGCCGCGTGGTCCTCCGCCTCGGTGTTGCTCGAGAGCATGCCGCTCGCATAGAACATGTGAGCTTCATCCACCGTCAGGTTGAACACCGGCTTTAGCTCGTCGGATCGCCCAACCGCAATGATATGAGCAGGTTTGAGTTTCCTTGGCGCTCCGCTTGGTCCAGAAGCGGACGCCACAGATAGGGCAATCCTTTTCGACCTGTTTAAAGCCCGCGGCCTCAGAGCAGACAACCGAGCAAAATAACTGCCGAGGGTGTCGCGTCTCAAAAGGCTTGCCACAATTCCCGCACGTACATTCACGTCGCGGGGTCCGCTCTCGCATCTTGCGGGCGTTATCTCTGAGGACGCCCACGCCAGCCGGGCTGGCTCGCCATTCCCGGAGCTTATCCTGTAGGTCCGCCCGCGTGGGGTAGTGAAGCCGAAGGTGGTGTGAGGCGGGTAGGCAGGCGAAGTTGTCCAACTCGTTATGGTCGAGGTCGCCGTCGATATGGTGGATATGCCAGCCGGCAGGGATCGCCCTGTCCGCATCAAGCCACATCTGCCGATGAAGGCTAGTCCCGCCTTGAGCCAGGACAGACCCGTTCGGATTGTAGTAGCGGCGCTTACCATGCCGCGTGTAAGTGATACCGCGGTAGACAATGCTCTTCCCTGCCATGCCGTGCTCCTCTGGATCAGCATGTCATAACAGCGAACGTCTTCTAGGGCAACGAGGCCGCGGCCCTTAACATAGACTTTGTGATGAGGCGTCCCCTCTAGCCTCCGCCCATCAGCCGTTTCGATCCATGCCGTTGCGCCGGCCCCCGACACATACGAGCGCAGGACGCGCCGCGGGCCGATCGGAGTGCAGACGACGTCGCCCGCCCGCACTTGCTCGATTGCGGTATCCCCACCCGGCGTAGCGATCGGCGTCCCGGCCACCCAGCAGTCGAGGTCTTCGGGCTTGTCCTTGTCGTGCTGCAGGACGGGAATGGTGCGGATGAAGTCCGGGCACGTTGAGAACGTCACCAGCATCGGCCGTCCGTCCGCTCCTCCCTTCATCCTGGATCGCATCTGGTCCCAGCCACCCATCGCGCCCCGTGCTGCAACGCGCTTGTTGTCCGCAGGGCGGAACATCAGCGGGGACGACATGCGGCGGCCTGCGGCGTGCATCCGCTCGGCGATCGACGGGCCGCCGTCCTGCGCGAATGCCGATGGGTCGAGCACGCCGTACTTGATGAGGTGGGCATCGCTGCGCTCACGCTCGATGATGCCTTGAGCGACCTCCTCGGCGGTCAGCTTGTGGCCTTGGCCGTACCACTCACGATATCGGACGAGGGCACCGCGAGGGAGAACTCGTCCTTCGATCTTGGCATCATCTCCCACAACGGCCCACCAGCCCACCGAAAACGGAGCGGCGGACCCCCAGTCCATAGACCGGAACCGCAGCCAGTCGTCAGGGATGGCGAAGGGGCGGACGATGTGCTTGAGGGGAGACCAGCAATCAAAGAACGCGCCTTCGATGGCGGACCAGTCTCCCCCCAGCCATGCCTTAACGAGAGCAGGGCTCCCGGACATGAAGAGGTTCGCAACATACTCGTCTCCGAGGTAGTGGTTATCGGCTAGCCGGGAGGGAATGTAGACCCAATCTCGGGAGACTTCGGCCCCCGTGAAGGGGTTGCGGAAGGATCGCGTGCCGACGTCCCAACCGAAAGGCGCAGGGTCGATATACCGTGCTCTGACCCAATTGTGCCCCGGACCCCCAGGATTCCCTGTAGCTCTAAAGCCGCAAGGAACGCCGGAACCGCTTCTAAGTGTTGCCATGAGCTTAAGGACAGGCTCAGGTCTAGGGAATGTTCCGACCTCTTCCACGTACACGCGGGTGTAGCTGTGGCCTTGGTAGGCGTCGGCATCGCTGTCGCTCTCCAAATATGCAAACCGAAGGCGCGCTCCGTTCGGAAAGCGCCACATCTTGTCCTGCTCATGGTACTTGGCCCCGAGCGGGGCATACAGCATGCGGCTGCGCTCGATCGTCTCAATGAGCTGCGTCCGCTCGCGCCGCACCATGAGGCCGATGGCGTTCTCCCCGTACTTGTCGGCATGGGATAGCCATTCACCTAGGACGCCATCGGTTTTGCCTCCGCCTCGCGCTCCTCCATAGAAGACCTCAAAGACGGGGCAGGTGACGAGGGCCTCCTGCGGCCCCTTCATCGCCTGCCATATGACGGTTGGCTCAGACGACATGCTTCCAGTCGGTTCCGCGTCGGATGTTGCCAACAATACCGTGGGTTATGCCGAAGCGGGCCGCTATTGCCCTCTGCGGCAGGGAAACGGACAGGACGAAATCCGCCAGGCTCTGGAAGTCATACAGCGAGCCGCCGTCCTCCTCCCAACCCCCTAACCGCTTCGCCGCCCGACGCGCGATGATCTCAAGATCGTCTCTCATACCGCCCGCTCCTTCGCCGCTTCCCGTTCAGCCGCCTTCAGTGCCCGGCGCTTCTTTGCGTACTCCCGCATATAGGCGCGGCGCTTGTCTGGGTCTCGATACTGGTAGGTTGTAGAGGCAGGGAATGCGGAGAGAACATTGGGCGGGCTTAGATACCCCGGCGCTACCGCAGCCATCGCAGCTATGCGTTCGGGGCTCATGGGCTTGGGGGCCGCTGTCGCTGCGGCCTCCCTTAGTGCTCGGAGCTGATCGACCTTGTTCATGCGAGTGCCGCCAGAAGGTCATCATCGCTCATGGATGCTTCAGCGGGCGTCGGCGCGGTTATCGCCATCAGATGCGCCCAAGCCAGGCGACGCTCGGCGCGGTAGGCGGAAGCCTTGCGCTTGCTGATCTGGCCCGTCGCGCCGGCCGCCGCAAGGTAGCGGTCGATCTGCTCGATGTGGGCGGCGGTCTCGGTGGCGTTCATCTGCGTATCCCCTCGGTTGATGCAGCAACCATACGCCAGCCGCCGCTAGCCGTCAACCTGTTTTATGGCTGACGCTTCGATCTGCTTCGGCCGCTGGTCTGCCAGCCATTCCGAGGCGTTTGCAGCAGGCTCTGGAATGCGAGCCACGAACCGATGCTCGACCGTCTGCTCGACCTCAAGACGGTCGCCGTACTTCTTCGGGGCGAGTTTGGAAGCCCGCCATTTCATCGTATCAATCCGAAGCCTGGCGACATGCACGGTGTCGGGTCCAGCCGCCTGCGCTTCGTTGTGCATCTCCTCGTCCCAAAAGTCAGCCTGCGCCTCGCGCGCACGGGCATACTTGGTGCGAAATGCGCCCTTCCTGTCGTCATCGAGCCAGTCGAGTACGGTTCTTCGTCCTGGCATGCGTTCATCGCGGCAGATGGCTCTTAGGCCTTCTCCTTCAGCGATGCGCTGGCAAATCTCGTCTACCACTGCTTCGTTGTAGGATGATGGCCTACCGGTCATCGTATTGCTCTGGGCATTGGAATGACAGGGAGAACCTGGAAGCCTTCGAGGCTCAGGAGAGCAGCGAGGCGTTTAGCCCGGTCCTTCGGTGATCCAAACGGCTCGTTGTCGAGCTTGCCGAGGACTGCGACGAGGATGTCGAGCGTCGTGCGGGACGGGCGGTCTTCCATCTCGTGGATGTGTTCGGTCATCGTGCGGCCTTTTCTGCTGGCATGGGGATGGTGGGGAGAACCTGGTAGCCCAGCTCGCGCAAGGCAGCCTCGATCTCGGCGGCGCCAGTCATCCACGGCGTGGCGAGCGGCGCGTTGGGCGTCCTGTGCTGGGCGGACAGGACGAGCGCGAGGGCGCGTGTCGAAGTCATGGGCGGCGGCTCCGGGTCGCCCACCCGCTTCCCGCCATCGACGCCGATGTAGGTCGTTCGCATCAGCCTGCCTCCATCATCATCGGAAGAACATCATCGAGGTCGTCGGCAAAAAGCGGCGCGTCGATCGGGTGCTGCGTGTCGGCGATGCCGTCGAGCGGATCGCGGATGTCGCGAGGGGCACCGACGACGGTCGCCCCCGGAAATACCAGCTTGGCCTCCACGGTCGTTCTGTTGAGGCTCAGGAGGCGCGCGATCTCCTCGAGGGTGTAGACAGCCACCGCGCGCCCTTCGGCCCGTACGGAGCCCGTGTGGGTGACTGAGGGCACGACGGCGGCGACGGTCCCGTCATCTAGCGCGATTTCCCAGACCAGATCCGGGTCGAGCTTGACGGCGCCGGCAGCGGTGGCAAGCGCGTCGAGCTTGCGCCATGCCGCAACCATGCGGGTTGACTGCTGCCGCACGTCCTCCAGGCCGCCGTGCCAGATGGCCTGATTGAGCATGTAGCGTTGGCGGTCGAACTTCTCCCGCCATTCGGCGGGGACGAGGAGGCGGAGGCGACCGACGCCCCACTTCGCCTCCATCTCGCCTGCCAGGCTATCGACGCCATCCAGTTCGGATCGGCCGACGAGGTAGGTCGATCTCGAGCGGTGCCAGTCGGGGCTATGCTGCATGTGCCTTCTCCTTCTTGCTGCGTTTGCGTTCCAGATATTCGAGGTGCCGTTTCAGACCGGCGATATCGCGGTCCATCGCCTTCACCTCGCGGTCGAGTTCGTTGCGCTCCTTGCGGAGGGCCATCGTCGCGGGGTTGGAGCGGATATTGTCCATCTCGGCCCACATCGGGGCGCGCTCGTCCTTCCGCGTCCTGTCAAACAGCAGGAGGTCTTCCCGCCGCTGGTCGGAGACGATGATGTGGTGGGTGGCCCGCATGGCCTCCAACAGGCTTTTCATCCGCCCGGTGATAGGGGCAAGACGAGCATTCACCGTTGCCAGCGCGGTTGACTTCTCAGCCAGCGCCGCGCGTGCATCCGCGAGTTCAGCCCTGGTGCCTTCCGGTTGCGTGCCCGCCTGGGAAGGCCGCTGCGCCTTACGGAGCCCGCTCTTTGGGGAGGGGGATGGCGCTGCGCCAATTGACGTCCAATTGGACGGGGCAATTGGCGCACCTTGCGCCATTTCCCTCCCCCTTAGGGCTCCGAATTGAATTGACGCACTTTTTGCGTCAATTGCCGCGCAATTCACAAAGTCAATTGACGCAGGGAATGACGCCTCTGGAAGGCCCACGACGAACCGTTTCTGGACGCCCAGCCACGACCGCACGACCATCGCAATTACAACCGGAGGGTGGCTCATTGATCGACCTTCCCAGGCCGGCTGGCGCGGTCGTAGTGCAGGCCCTTGCGGTCGCGCCGCGCTGCTGCGTCGTGGTATTCGGCCTCGTAAAGGACGCCGCTATCCAGCCACGCCTTGAGCACCTGCGCGGCGCGCTCGTCCTCGCACCCGAACATCCTGGCGATAATGCTGCCTGCCCAGCGGGTGTTGCTCGCGCCTCGGCGGCTCGCGGAATAGAGCGACCCGGTCGGCCTGCCGTCCTCATCGACAATGCCGCGAGCGATCTCCTCCAGCGTCAGGCTGATTGTCTCATATGAGGTGCCGTCCATCAGCCCCGGAGGCTTCCACGGCACCAGCACGCCCACCTCGTCACCGGGCACCAGCCCACGCCCGTTCGGCAGCGTGCATGACCGCTTCTCGAGCCATTTCGCCGCCTTGGTGATGAGGCTGTAGTTGGCCTTGGCATCATCGAACCGGACGTACCGGCCGCGGTCCTCTGGCTTCACATCCATCGTGGACGCCTCGTCCTCCGTCATCGCGAACAGCGTCGAGATGATGCGCGCCACGCCGATGAGGGCGCCGCCGCCGCGTGATGCGTCGGCGTCGCCTGCCATCCCGCCGGCATATTTCTTCGTATGGTGGACGAGGAGGACGGAGCACCCGCCGCGCCGGGCTACCTCGCGCCACAGTGTGCCGGCCCATTTGACCTGGCTGTTATCGTTCTCGTCGCCTTCCCACGTCTCCGCGAACGGATCGACGATCAGGACGCCAATGTTATTGGCGGTGACGACCTCGACCAGCTCATCGACCAGCGGCGTACGGACGACGGCTTTCGACCGCGCGTCCGTCTTGGCGATGATGATGTTTTCCGGTCGCTCCGCCAGATAGAGCCGGTCGTGCAGCCCCGCCTGCGCGACGTTCATCTCGCGGGCGGCCATGAACAGCCGGCGGCGCATTTCGTCGATGTCGTCCTCGGCGTTGACGACGAAAACCTTGTCGGCCTTGCGTGGCTTCCAGCCGCCCCACTCCATGCCGGCCGCAATGGCGATGCCGAGCTGGAGCGTAAGAAGGCTCTTGCCCGATCCCGGCGGGGCGACGAGCACGCTGAGATGCCTCCGCAGCATCAGGCCGGGGATCACCCAGTCGCGCGGCTCGATCTGGTCGCCCGCAATCGGGAACGCCGAGATCAGCGCGAGCGGCGATGTCGCGGGGGCAGCGGCGGGCGCGGCTGGCTCAGCGGTCCATGCCGCGCCGGGGCGAGGGTCTGCGGCGGCCTCCGCCACCTTGCCATCCCAATGCATCATGTCGCGCTGGAACTTGCGCCGGAATGCGGTCAGGCCGCGCCCCTCGCGCTCCAGCCCGTCGGCGTTCTCGCCCGGCAGGCGCGTGCGGACGTTGCGAACATAGATGTCGTAGGCGTCGAGGCAGCGCGCCTCGGCATCCTCTGGCTGCGGCCGCTCGCTCGATGCGCGGCGCATATCGACCACGACGCCCCAGATGAGGCGGTGCATGTAGTCCTCGCGGCCATCGACCCGCTGGCCGAAGGCGTTGAGATCGTCGCCCGTGTCGGCGGTGCGGATGCTGGGCGGCCCGGCACCGTCGCTGCCCTGGTCGCCGCCGTATCGCTCCACGAGGTCGGTGACGGCGTCGAGCAGCCACTGCGGCGCTTCTGCGACGTCTGTCTCCCATGGCGCGCGACCGGGAGCCCATGCGTAGCGGTTGCCGCTTTCGTGCATCGACGGCGGCAGCATGGCAAAGCCACCCTGCCCGCGAATGTCCACGCCGATGGGCGTCTTGTTGGTCGGCGTGCGCCATCCTGCCGGCGCGGCAAAGATCAGCTGCCGCCCGCCGCCGCCTGTGCGCTGTTCCCACGTCTCTGGCTCGGAGCCGAAATTGTGCAGCGTCAGAAGCCCCGCCCACCACACGCGCGCGGCCTGGTGCTTGTGGGTGTCGAGGTCGATGACAAAGCGGTTGTTGGACGCGCGGCCGGTGACAAACCCCATCTGGTAGCGCCGGGCGTGCACGCCTCCGGGCGAGTACCAGCGGTCGAACGTGGCGTCGGGCGCGATGTTGTTCTGGTACTCGACCCAGCTTGCCAGCAGCGGTCGTTTCCACTGCTCGCCGGGGGCGGGGTCGCGCGCCGGGACTACCTGGAGCCCCAGCGCGCGGTACTCCCGCGCGAAGTCGGATGGCGCGGCATAGTCTGGGTCAATGCCGGTTCCTGACATATGCAAAGCCGCACCTTCGTTTCGCGTTGCTACAAGACGGGGTGTCTGGAGCCGGGAGGCTGCAACCTCTCGGCTCCGCTTCTTCTGCGCTAGCCGAAGCCGTCGTCGGCGCCGGCCGGTTCAAGCTGCCGCGCCTGCTGCGGCACCGGCGCGCTGACGGGGCTGGATCCGGTCGACGGCGGCGTGTTGCGCGCCATCGTGAGGATGTTCGACGCCCGCCCCTTGGCCTTGAAGACGAGGTCCGCCGGGCGCGGCACCCATCCGACGATGGAGAACACCGGCTGGTAGTTCGTCGTCTTCTGCCCTTGCCCTTCCGACGTGATCGGGATGGTGTTGGACAGTTCGACCACCGGCAGCTTGCCGGGATTGGCCGCAGCCTGCGCGCTGTACTCGGTGTGGAGGAGGTCGAGGCCGCGCATTGCCGCCTTGGCCGAGGTCGCCATCTCGCGGATGTCGCCGCCGCTTTCGCGGTGCAGCTTCATCATGATCCTGACGCCCTGCTTCGCGGTGCCGCCAGGATGCTGCGGCATGGGGTCGGCAAGCGGCACCATCGTGAAGGACGGCGCAGAGCCGGGCGGGAAGTCGATGAAGCCCTTCTCGACGTTCTCAAGGTCCATGATGGCCTTGAAGCCGCGCGAGATGTCGATCTGGTTGCTCACGCCGTTGTCGCGGTCGATGCGGAAGATGCGTCCCGCGCGTGCGTCGTATTTGACGATCGGGATGATGTCGCCCAAAGCCGCCGTGTCGTAGTTGAGGCCGAAACCCATGATCTTTGTTCCTTGCTATGTCCGCCCATAATGGCTGGACGGGTTGCCCTTGCTCCATCGGAGCGAAGCTAGACTGCCCACACGTCGAAGGCTTTCTGCCGGGCCGCAGGTGCGCCCCAGTAGAAGTTTTCAAGATCAGGGACAGTAATGGATGTGAAGAACTCGGGATCGTCCGAAAGCGCCAGAAAACGCTCGACGGCACGCGCGATGGCCGCCAGCGCGGCGAGGTGGTCGCGCGTGTTCTCCAGCCGGTACGTGGCGCGCTTTTTTGGGGTGACGTAGGTCAGCCGACCTTCAAGGTTACCACCGCCACCCGCCGCGTAGAGCGCAACCTGACGGGCGTGGCCGATCTTGACCTGCGACGGCATCTTTTCCGTCGTCTTAAGATCCACAACAAGACCGTGCTCGTCCCAGAGGAAGTCGTAATAGCCGATGACCGGCGCTTCGAGCCCGTCAGGGTGCCACACCACCTTGCCCTGCGCCGACGAGGGCTTGCCATATGGGCGTAGCTCCTCAAGCGCCGACCTCACCATGCCGTCGATGTCGGCGCGGTGCGCCTCGCGGCGCTGGTCGCCACACAGGCCGGTCAGGCGGTCGTAGACCTTGAGCGCCTCGACCACGGCATCGTCGTCGGGCGCGTCCTGCATCAGCCCGAGCGC